CTTCTTATCTTACTGCCCCCAAAGCTTGAGAGCTTGAACATCATCATATCTCCTGTATTTGATGTCATCAGTTAAATTTAGTGCGATTGTATTAAAGCCCACACTACGAAGCTTTTTAGTAATCTTGATTGTTTTATCACGAGCATCAGGATCGAGTGCAATAATTAAACTTTCGAATGATCTCAGCTGATCAATGAATGCATCTCGCATGTTAGTACCCATCAGAGCAACACCAGCAAGAGCTGTGTTAATGGTAGGCACAACACTTGCTGATATAGCGTCTTCGACGATAACCGCAGTAGACCCAAAGCCCTTTCTAAAAAGGCTATCTGAGTTATTATATCTTTTCCATTTGATAGCGGACTGGGATATGGCTCTGCCTACAGCATCAACGAGCTTGTTGTTACGATAGACAGGAAAAACTACACGGTTATCTTTAATATCAAACAACAGTTCGTCACTTGCAATTCCCCACTTGTCAGCGAGCAACCCTACTTTGTCCGAACGAGTTATGTAACGTGGCATTACAAACTCAGTTTGAT